ACGAATTTCGGATTACAAAAGTTTAGGCTGGATTATGAAGGGTTACGCGACTTGAGAACCAGTCAAGAGTCGACATTCAGTTTTAAAATTAAACGGTATGCTGATTTATTAATGGATACGTATTTGGTGATTCAATTACCGGATATATGGAGCCCGATATATCATCCTTGTGAACAAACCAATAATCAATGGGTTCCGTATGAGTTCCGGTGGATCAAAGATATCGGAACGCATATTATTAAATCCATCGAAATTACGTGTGGTTCTCAAGTCATTCAAACGTATACCGGTGAATATATACATTCCATGGTGGAACGCGATTTCAACACTGAAAAAAAGAAGCTATTTGAAAAAATGTCGGGAAATGTGGTCGAATTGAATGACCCCGCGAATGCACATTCAAGGTCAACTACATACCCGAACTCGTTTTACCAAGGTTCATATAATTCCGGTACATATGTCGGTGAAGAACCCTCCATTCGAGGAAGAACCCTTTATATTCCATTAAATACGTGGTTTACCTTTGATAGTCGCTGTGCGTTTCCTTTGATTTGTTTACAATATAACGAGTTGGTGGTAAATGTGAAATTGAGACCAGTGTTTGAACTGTTTCAAGTACGCGACGTTTTTGATTACACGAATAATTACCCGTATGTTCAGCCCGATTTTAACCAAGAACGATATCGTATGTACCGGTTTTTACAATCCCCACCCGCGATTATCATAGATGACGCCGCATATGTAAACAAAACACTCACTTGGAACGCCGATATCCATTTGATGTGTACCTACTGTTTTTTATCGAAAGCAGAGTCGCAATTATTTGCGGCGGAAGACCAGATCTATTTAGTAAAAGACGTTTATCAGTACAACTTTGAAAATGTAGTTGGTTCAACCAAGGTGAAATTGTTAACAAACGGAATGGTCGCAAATTGGATGTGGCATTTACAACGAAATGATGTGAATATGCGAAATGAATGGAGTAATTATACGAATTGGCCTTATCGTACACTCCCGTCAGATATAGTAAGTGCACCTTATGCATTGCCGAATAGTTTTAGTACAAATTCGGATGTATTATTATCAAATGGTCCGCAAATTCAGCCAAATAATACAAACACCGGATATTTCATATCTGGTTTTTATTCATTAGATAATCGATTGGAAATTTTAGAAACAATGGGGATTTTATTCGACGGGGATTATCGCGAAAACATATTAACACGAGGTGTTTATGATTATATCGAAAAATATGTACGAACTGCAGGTTCCGCAAAAGAGGGAATATATTGTTATAATTTCGGGTTAAATACGGGTCCTTTTGAACATCAGCCTTCAGGAGCGATCAATATGAACCGATTTAAAAATATTGAGTTGGAAATTACGACATTTGTTCCACAAGTAGATTCAAATGCGGCGGCATTTAATGTGACTTGTGATGATGCCGGAATCCCGATTGGCGTTTCTTCGAAACCTTCTTGGATTTTATACCAATATAGTTATAACATGACATTGTTTGAGGAACGTTATAATATATTGTCGTTTATCGGTGGAAATTGCGGAATGTTATACGCCAGGTAATGCGAATACATTTATAGTGGTTATATATATTGTATTTAATGGGGGACATCCAAAAACCCACCACCAGATGGAAAAAACATAATATAAACAAACGGATAATGAAATCTGTCGAGCAGGACTCGCTGAACTCAATCACGGATAAAGATAGAACCGAATCATTCACATCGAATATAATTAAATCGATGAATATTGGGTTAGATAAAGAGGGTAACGAATCACCCTCTCTGGGTAAAGAATCACCCTCTCGGGGTAAAGAATCACCCTCTCGGGGTAACGAATCACCCTCTCTGGGTAACGAATCACCTCATTCTCAGTTTACATCTTTTCACGTTGAAAATGCACAAAGTAACTCCATTCCATTTATTTCCCTCCCTCCCTTGTGGAACGGCGCATTGAATAGTAAATCGATAGATATGACGTCGCCATTTAATATGACGTCGGCACCATTACAAACCGTATTTGATAATGTTTTATTAAACCATTACGAAAAATCAACGGAAGGATTCGATAATGTCGATGCCGAAAAACAATTTTTAAGAGATGCAATACAAAAAACGACGGATTTTACAGAAAAATGGGTTTTCAAGGTTTTGGAATTTATACTAATAAAAGGGCCTACATTAATGATAAATAAAATAACAGACGGGATATGCGGAAATGGGAATGATGTGACCCCAAAAGAAAAAGACGTAGTTAAATCCCACGTCAAGGAATTCTTCGTGTTACTAATTACGTTTTATATTGCATACAATTGGTATTACATAATGTTTTATCCACGAAAAAATTTACCAAAACCTATATTGAATATAAGCACCGATAATTTAACTAATACAAATAAATGGGTTAGTCTTGTATTTAAATATTTAATCGTGCCGCTTTCATTAATGAATTCCATTCTTTTGAAAAAAATGCCGTTTATAATGCGTCCATTTGGGAAAAAATTAAAATTTTTATTTTTATTTTATTTTATTCCGAAAATTATTAGAAAACACGGCGCGGATATTGCACGCGGGTTTTTAGATTCGATTCGTCAGAAAAAGACGAAATATAACGGAACTTTTATTGCAATCATGGTGATCTTTGGAGTAACCTCTATTTTCCGGATTCGATTCAGCATGAATTATTTTTTTGAATTATATCGTTTATATACAACGTATGCTTTATTTTTTATACCAATAATTATTATATTTGGTTTAAGAATGGCGTTTTCGACAACCCGTGTATGGGTTGCCGGTATACTGTTTTTTGGATATCTATTAATAATGTCTTTTTTTTCAATGAATATATATGGTGAAACCGCAGATACAATCTCAGTAATAAACATAATAAACAAACATGTTTTGCAAAAAACACAAAAACGTAAACCCAAACCGTGCGATCTTGATTATTACGATAAATCTGGATGTGCAACCAAACCATTTTGGGTAAGTGTAGATGAAGCCAGAATAAAGGCATGCGACTATTTATTTGAATATAAATACGAGATTGCATTCTTGATATTTTTTATGAAGTCTTTTTATGATTATATTTTTAATCTCAAAAACGGAACACACATGAAAAAATATTTGGTGGTGTTAACTTTTTTTGGAATATCGTTATGCATAATAAGCTTTTTATTTCGTCAATTTCTTTTAAAACAAAATGGCGGGGAAACTGAAGAGGAATTTAAAAAAAATGAAGCGAAATTGAAAACAGCAGAGGAAATTAAGGCGTGTGGTTCTGAATGTTTGAAATCGAATCCTTCCAATCCTTCCAATCCTTCCAATCCTTCCAATCCTTCCGACCCTTCCAATCCTTCCGACCCTTCCAATCCTTCCGATGACGATAATTGGGAAGATAAAAGCCCCGAAATGCCATTTCACGAACGTTTTTATAAAGCGCTTATAAACGAAGAAGAAGATGATAACGATAGTGATGACGATGATGATACTGATGTCGATTATTTAAGCCCGTTTGTTAATGCTTTTAGACCATATTTATTTGGTAGTCCAGAAGATACAAATCCCAATATTAATCCAATTGTTCAAGGTCATGTAACAAATAATCCAGAAATCACAGCCACAAATGCAACTCTAAACGCAGCAAATCACTTACTAAATATGTAAAATATGCACGTCGTTTCCTTTTACGCCTGTAAAAAGTTTATATTATTCTAATGTAATAATATAAAAATTGGTAGTCTGAATAAATATATGTCTAAAAAAAACACCGAAAGACCGTTTGTAAGTATATGTACGCCTACATTCAACCGACGACCATTTATTACGACCATGTTCCAGTGTTTTCTAAACCAAAATTATCCCCGTAATTTAATGGAATGGATTATTGTCGATGATGGAACCGATAAAATCCAAGACCTTGTTAAAACCTCGGGTATACCCCAAATCAAGTATTTTTCTGTAAAAAAAAAAATGAGTTTGGGTGCAAAACGCAATTTCATGCATACGAAAGCCACCGGTTCCATCTTGGTTTATATGGACGATGATGATTATTACCCACCCGACCGTGTATCACATGCAGTGGAACGATTAATGAAGAATCCACAAGCCCTTTGTGCAGGTTCGAGTGAATTATATCTTTATTTCAAACATATAAAAAAGATGTATCAGTGTGGACCGTATTCGCCTACACATGCAACGGCAGGGACATTTGCGTTTCGTCGTGAATTATTGAGTCAAACCAAATACGAAGAAAATGCGGCTTTGGCCGAAGAAAAGGCGTTTTTGAAAGATTATACGATTCCGTTTGTACAATTAGACCCTATGAAAACCATCTTGGTATTTTCAGATCGGAA